GGGTGACGATGTGCGCGCCCTGGCGCGGCTCAAGATTTTCAGCGACGTCGATGCTGACCCCACTCTGCCTGATCTCTACACACGCACCGCCAGCGATATTTCTGGTGTGCCGATCGAAGCCGTCACGCCGCCGATCCGCCAGCGCGGCAAGGTCGCCGAGCTGGCGCTGGGGTTCGGCGGTGGGGTCAACGCTTTGCAGAACATGGGCGCCAACTACGGCCTGCATATCGACGTCGACGAAGCCAAGGACATCGTCAACAAATGGCGCGCGGCCAACCTGTGGGCGGCCGATTTTTCCTCGACACTGTGGAGCGCGATGCACGAAGCGCACAATTTTCCCACCAACTACATTCCCGCCGGTCGCGTCGGTTTCGTTTTCATCAACAACTATCTGGGCGGCTCGATGATGATGCGACTGCCGTCGGGGCGGGTGTTGACCTATCGCGCGCTGCGCTGGGAGCAGCTCGACGTGCTTGATGAAGACGGCGAGCCAACTGGCGAGAAAACCACGGAATTGACCTACGCGCGCGGCTATGGACGGGTCAAGCTCTGGGCCGGCGTGCTGGTGGAGAACGCGACCCAGGCCTGCGCTGCGGATTTTCTGCGTGAGACATTGGTGCGATTGGTCGAACGCGAATTTGATGTTCGACTTCATGTCCATGATGAGATACTTGTCGAATGCGCGATCAAGGACGCCGAGAAGGTCAAGGCGAAATTGCGTGCCGTCATGCTGCAGGGTTTCGACTGGTCGAAAGGCCTGCCGCTGATGAGCGAGGAAACGATTTCGTATCAGTACACGAAACACACATTGTCATATGGTATCTGATGAAACCGAAAACGTATACCAGTCGCCTCTGGCTTGAATTGAATCGCATCAGCGCAGTGGCGGCGATCGCCGAAACGTTCATTGAAACATTGCCCAACGGCGTGGCGAAAACCAAGCTGCTGGCGCTCAACGTCGAGATCACAAAGGCCGTGAACGAGGCGATGAATTGCACGACCGACATCAAGGAGGCGGCGACTTCGATCTGATCAACGAGCTGGAGGATCGCATGACGGATAAGATTATGAATACCTTGAACACGTACGCGTCACTCTGCCACGAAGCAAACCAGAAGTGGTGGACCGATCCTGTGACCGGCACGCGCCTCTACCGGAACAAGGGTGAGCTTCTGATGCTGATCGTGTCGGAGGTCGCCGAGGCGATGGAGGGCGAGCGCAAGGATCAGATGGACACCCATCTGCCGCATCGGAAGATGGCGGAGGTGGAATTGGCCGACGTCCTGATCCGCGTGTTCGATTATGCCGGCGCCTTTGGTTATGACCTCGACGGGGCTTTCGAGGAGAAGATGCACTACAACGCGGCGCGCATGGACCACGATGCCGAGGCTCGTCTGCGTGCCGGCGGCAAGAAGTGGTGACTAATGACAGACAGATTCAAGATCAAATGGATCGATGGTAAGAAGGAGCCGCAGGTCCCGGCGGATGCAAACTATCCGCGCGGCATCACGCTTGATCTGCGGGCGACGCACAAGCCGCCGTTCTGCGAGATCGATCTACCCTATCCGGCGCGGCGCATCGGTTTTTACGCTATCGAATGCACCAAATGCGGTCTGACTACCATGGTCACCACCGCCGGCCGCGCTGACGATCCGCGCGCGGTCATCATGACCTGCAAAACGAGAGAAGAGTTTCAGTGATACGCTACAAATCAGACCTGCGTGATGGACAGCAGGACATCGTCACCGCGCTGTATCAGAACGACGAGAAAATCTGTGTGCTGCGGCCGGGCGGCGGCAAGACCATCGCCGTGCTGACCGCGATCGAGGAGCTGATTCGCAGCGGCGTGATCCGGCATGCGCTGGTGACCGCGCCGAAACGGGTTGCCCGTGTGGTATGGCCGGATGAATTGCAGAGCTGGGATCATGTTCGCCAGCTGCGCCATGCCGTGCTCAGCGAGGGCCCGGTCGAGCGCGGCGCCAGACTGGTCACCGCCGTGGATCGCGATCTCACCATCTTCGGACATGACATCATCGGTTCGATGCTGCACGACTTGAATGCGTTTCCGCCTGATCACCCGTTGTTTGATCTGCTGGTGATTGATGAAATCTCACGCTTCCGCAATCCCAGAGGCGAGCGCTACAAGGTACTGTCCAAGCATATCCATCGCTGGAAAATGGTCTGGGGTCTGTCCGGAACACTGCGTCCGTCCAGTACGCTAGACCTGTTCGCGCCAGTCCGACTGGTGTCGCGTGGCAAGCTGTGGGGCCGCTCGTTCTACCAATGGCAGAAGGAGCGCTTCTATCCGACTGATTTCAACGGCTACAACTGGGCGCCGCAGCCCGGTGCCGAGGAGCGGATCAACGCCGAGATCGCGCCGCTGGTGGTCACCGCCGAGGTGCCCAAGCTGCCCGAGCCGTCCATCATTCTCGATCGGGTCGAGCTGCCCGAGGCAGCGCGCGCCAAGTACCGCATGATGGAGCGCAAGCTGTTCGCCAACATCAGGAACAACAACGGCGAAGTCGAGACCGTAGTCGCCGACAGCCGGGCGATCGCGGTCGGCAAGCTCGGCCAGATCGCCAACGGTTTTGTCTATGACGAAGATGACACGCATCGGCTGCACGAGGCGAAGCGCGAGTGGTTGCAGGACCTGATCGAGAATTCGATCGCGCCGACCTTGCTGATCTATGAGTACAAGGAAGATTTCAAAATGCTGCGCGAGCTGCTCGGCGATGACATGCCGTATCTCGGCGCTGGTGTTTCCGATCGGCGCGCTGAGACCAACATCAAGGCCTGGAATGCCGGCAAATTGCCGTTCATGGCGTTGCATCCGGCGTCCGGTGGACATGGTTTGAACCTACAACATGGCGGCGCCGATATGGCATGGCTCAGTCCGTGCTGGGACTCCGAGCTATGGGATCAGACTATTTCCCGGCTGCATCGCTCCGGCCAGACCCAGCAGGTTGTGGTTCGTGTTTGCGTCAGCAACAACACTATCGATGACATGAAGCTGGATCGTGTTCGCAACAAGTTGACGGCGCAGCAGGCTTTCGAGCGTTATCTTTCAGCCCATCAAAAGGTCGGCACGTAAAAAAGGCGGGATGATTTTATTCATCCCGCCTCTTTCGTTCACAGAAGCCAGCCTCGCCTTGCCTGACCATACCTAGCCCGGTCGCGCCGTGCCTGCCTTGGCACGCCCCGCCCGACTCGGCCGCACTCTGCCCCGCCGCACTTTGCCTCGCCAGCCTTGCCAAAAGATGCCGTGACTTGCCACGCCGAGCGCCCACCACCTAGCCAAGCCTGCTACAACCTCGCCGGCCTTGCCACGCTCTGCCCGGACAGACCTCGCCTGACCATGCCCGGCCCAGCTCGCTGGACCACACCCCGCCGAGCCTGCTTCGCCCTGCCGAACCCCCGCCTCAACGGGCCATGCCTAGCCATGCCTCGCCTGCCCTGCCCCGCCTTGCCGTGCTAGGCCGGGCCGGGCCACGCCTAGCTCCGCCTCGCCCGCCCCGCCGTGCCATGCCACGCTGTGCCGCACCTTTGCCCCGCCGTGCCTTGCCTAGCCGTGCCGGCCGTGCCCTGCCGAGCCCTGCCAAACTCGGCCCAGCCAAGCCCAGCCCTGCTGCGCTTTGCTAAGCCCGGCCTAGCCGTGCCTGCCTTGCCGTGACGTGCCCCAGCCAGACCCGGCCTCACTTTGCCTAGCCTAGCCCTGCCATGCCTGCCGTGCTTCGCCCGGACTTGCCGCGTCGCGCCTAGCCGGGCTGTGCTCCACCGCACCTTGCCCTGCCATGCCTGCTTTGCCGCGCCCGGCCAAACCCGGCCTAACCCGGCCACGTCATGCTAAGCCCTGCCTTGCCTGCCTTGCCTCGACCAACCTGAACTCGACTCAACGTGCCTAGCCGTGCCAAGCCTGCCGCGCCTAACCGAGCTACACTCGGCCCGGCCGCGCTCCGCCCTGCCTGCCTTGCCACGCCACGCCTCGCCGCGCCGAGCCTAGCTTGGCCGCGCCCAGCCTTGCCAGGACTACGCCGAGCTATGCCGAGCCACGCCTTGCCTGCCGCGCCCAGCCACACTCCGCCCGAACAGGCCTCGCCGGGCCTCGCCGCACCTTGCCATGCCTAGCCCGGCTTTGCCCGCCTTGCCTTGCCGAACCCGGTCACGCTCAGCCCGACTCTGCCTGACCGAACCGAGCCATGCCATGCCTGCCGTGCTACGCCATGCCGGGCCCCGACTTACCGGGCCGGGCCACGCCCGACCACGCCTAGCTAGGCCCCGCCTGCCATGCCAACGCTCCGCCGTCCCGGCCGCGCCTTACCATGCTTCGCCATGCCAAAAACCAAACCAACCATCACGGCCGGGCTTCATCTCCCTCCATCTTCGCCCGCTTCGCCGCGATCTTCTCGCGAACCTTACGCACCGCGTCGCATAGGTCCTGAAACTCGCGCAATCGTTTTTCGTAGGCCAAAAAATCACGTTCAGCCTGCCGCAGCACGATCACTTGCAACTCGAGATTTCCCAAGACTTCATTATTAGTATGATAGCTGGTACCGTTTTTCTCGGTGATCGAGATGAAGGCTCGCGCTGGTTTCTCATCATCGTCGGTGACGACATCGATGCAGCGAATCAAAGCGCGAGCCTGATCCAGCCGGTAGGCCTCCGCCGCGATCGCGTCCTTCCATTCGAAGTGCCGGTGCAGCACGTGCTTTTCAGCACGTGCCGCCTCGACCACGGCATGCGGTGTACGCTTGCCGGCCGCGTTTGTAATTTTATGCAGGGCCTCGCCGATTTTTTGTGCGTCGGCCTTGCGAGCGTTCTTGATCGTCAGCGGCAGTTCATTTCTGAAGACATACTTGATCATTGGCTGTTTACTCCGCTGCTGCTTGTAGCTCGACGTCACGTCGCGCCGGGATCGGGCCTTTGCCTTGCGTGAACTTGTCCCACGCTGTCGCTTCAGCCATGCTGGCGGGACGGAAGGCGCCGAATATGCCCTTCTTCTCGTTGCGCCATTCGCCGATGCCGACGCCGATGCCGGCTTCCAGGATCAGGAAGCTGAGAGCCTCGGCACTGAGCACGGCGGGATTGAAGCGTCCGCTGATACGCATGGCCCAGTTCGTGAACTGGCCGCGATAGGCCAGCGTTGCCGTCTTGTTGAGACCGACGCCGACACGAACCATATCCTCGCGCATCTCCGGTTCATCGCCGAAGACCCGCACCAGCGGCAGATCACAAATCGCCCCCGCCAATGCCGGTTGCACCCGCACCATGTCGGCATCGAGGAACAGCGCCGACTGCACGACGCTGCGTGCAACGCCTTTGTCCTTGTGCGCGCTCGACAGGATCGCGTTCTTGATCGCGGTCACCGGGAAGCCATAGAACGGCTTCTTGGTGCGATGATCGATACCCATCGGATACAGGCTCGACACAAAATCCTCTTGTGGATCGCGTGCTTCCTTGCCGGGTTTGGTTGCCTTGACCTGCTTTTGCAGCATTTCGCGCTTGGCCTTCTCCGACCATGCATGAGTGATCAATGGGGTGTCGCCGATCAACCAGAGGTTAAATGGTTGAAATATCGGCTTTGTTGACAGCAGCGCGCCGAGATTGACGGACGCAGCACTGACTGGCTCCGGTGTCGGACCCGTGTTCTTGATTGAATTCTTCGCTGACTTTTTCACTATTGGCTCCTTTGTTAGGCAAGATTGTCTTGCCTCGGTTTACAAGATAGCCTATAAAATACATTATGCAAGTAAAACTTCAAAAAAAGATGGAAAGAATGGACAGCGGCATCCAAGTCGCCTTGCAGGCTGCTGGTGGAGTCGCGAAGCTGGCTAGGCTGTTGGATATTAATTATCAGGCTGTCTATCAGTGGAAGCGCATCCCTGCTGAACGTCTGATTCAGATCGAGCAAGTGACTGACATTCCACGCGACAAGCTGCGACCTGATCTGTTCGAGGGCTACGTGCGAAAACGAAAGTAAGACCACGATGAGACGGGTCATTGTCGAATCACCTTATGCCGGCGACATCGATCGCAACGTTGAATACGCACGCCAATGCATTCGCGATTGCGTGCTGCGCGACGAGGCGCCGATCGCGTCGCATTTATTGTTAACCCAGCCCGGCATCCTGCGTGACGAAATACCGGAAGAGCGTCAGCTCGGCATTGCGGCAGGGTTGGCTTGGCTCGCGGTGGCGGAGGCTGTCGTATTTTATGTCGACTATGGCATGAGCGCGGGAATGCGTGACGCAATGCATGCTGCAGAACGCGCAAGAGTGACAATCGAAATTCGCACTCTTAAGCGTAGCGATAACCGTGAAATGAAATCTGAGCGTTTTCCGGACGAGATCGGCAAGCTGCAAGCCTCGGCGCCAAGTCCAGTCGATGGAAAACGTTGATTGATGCTTCAGTTGCGGCCCCCGCCCGGGTCCACCCGGGGCAGCACGGTGGGAAGCAAGAGGGCTGGTGGCTATGACCGAAGCTGCCGCGAGCCACCGGCCCTCACCTTTAATGAAGAGTTGAAACTGAAATGATGACGGATGCGTAGACGGAGCATCTCTGCCACGTGTCCGTGCTGTGGTCAGCGCCTGCTGATACGACACGGTGTGCAGCTGTCGCCACTGCTGGCCGATCTGTTCGATATGATCGAGCGCTCGGGCTCAGGCGGCATCATGTGTGAGGTATTGATCGGCGTGTTCTATCCAGGCCGGCCGCAACAGCGCGCCCGTAATTGCATCGCGGTCAACATCCATCACCTGAATGACAAGCTGCTGGAGACTGATCTGGAGATTCGCGCTGTTGTCAAATCAGGGCCGTATCGGGTGCGACGGCGGCGGAAAGAGTGGTGGACGTGACCACGTTACATTAAAACATCTATTGACAGTTCGTGGTAAGATGTTGCAAAACCTGAAGGCGAAGAAATACGGTATACGCCGTAAACGTTAACCCATAGCAAGCCCAAAAGGAAATCAAAAATGCGCAAGCTTCTACTCGGCTCGGCGCTAGCGTTCGCCTGTGTGGCGCCCGCGAGCGCCGATGTCATCCTCGACACCAATCTCAGCGGTACCGGGGACAACGTCGTCTTCGACAGCCTCAATGGCAATCTCGCCATTGGCAGCTTCAACGGCACGCATACCGGTCTGGTGGATTTCACCGACCTGAGCAACACTGCTGGCTTCCTTGGCGCTGCCAACGGCAACGACATCAAGATCAGCAATACCAGTGACTTGAAGGTGCAGGTCTTTTCTGCCAATGGCCTGACCGTGTTGCCAACTGCTACCGATGTCTTCTCTCTCAAAGGCAGCGGCGACGTGAGCGCGGTTGTGACCGCCAACGAGATCGGCGGCGGTACCAAATTGTTCACGTTCGACCTCGGAGCACTGAGTGCCAGCGCTCAATCCGGGTTCACCTTGACGGCGATCAATGGTGAAAGCATCAACCTGTTCACCCTGGTCGATGCTGGCGGCACGATCACGGATTTCGAGCACTACCGCATCGATGTGGCGAGCCCGCTCGTATCCGCCACTCCGCTGCCGGCGGCGCTGCCGATGTTTCTCGGTGGTCTCGCCGGGTTCTATGGACTGATCCGGCGCAAGCGCAAGACGCTCGCATAAGTACAAGTCTCTGCGAGATGGAGTTGTCGCTCCCCTCGTAGAACTCCTCGGCGGTGACGCTCTGCCTGTCCAGTCACCAGACAGCCTGTCCTTTCCCTGTCTTCCGCCCAGGCGGAGCCGAGGAAGTTCTCTATCTATGCGCAACACGGAGTGAATGACATGGCGGAACGACTTGGCGACAAGCCGATCGACGCGAAGTATCGCGAGCAGATGAACGAGCTGGCCACCGCACTGGATAAAATCTTCAATGGCGAAAC